ACACATAAATAATTACTCCAATACTTTGTTTGTAAGCATGGTTTCTTTTTGTCTTTTTTGTTGTTCGATTAAAAAATCTACAACATACCTTTGACCTGCACGATACCACACTTCTCTATCAGATAAAGATAAATCAGGGTGACGATTTGGAAAAGTATTATCTAAACTATATATCAATTCGTCTGTAATTACAGGTAATTTATGATCCACAGATTTAATATAGTTATAATTATTTTATATGTTAATGTATAGATAGCAAGGATTGGTTGCCTTGCTGTACTGCTTTGAAGACCCTATGTTGGTGGTTCCTCATAGGGTCTTCTTTATGGCTTCCAAAGATTTACTTCTCCTGTCTGATAGTTATAATCACCTTCTCTTAGTATTCTTGTAAGTCTTGCATTGAGTATGGCATCAGCTAGTGTATGCCCTTTCTTTGTATAAGTCTTTGATACTTTATCCCATAGTGCTTCAACAGTATCAGGTGTATCAGCCAAGGTCTTGCTTGCTGTAACCATACCCATACCTTTGATGCCTAGTATTCCGTCACCTGCATCACCAGCCATAGACATTTCAAACCAATGCCTGTTAGCTTTCTTTTCTGTAATATGTTCTATCTCTTCTGCTGCAAGTAGCTTGCAAGGAATGGTTCTCATATCCTTATCGACTGAGACAATAATAGGATTGTCATACCTACCATTAGTTGCAAGTAACCCAAGTACGTCATCACCCTCAAGGTTTGGATAAGTAATACATTCATATCTTTCTTTTACTTTGTTGATAGTATTTTTAAGAGCCAAAGGTTTTAGCTTTCCTATCCTATTAATCTTGTAGTCAGGAAATATCTCATGTCTGAATGTAGGGTAAGAAGTAAAGCACATGACAACATCATGCTTGCTCTCTGCAATAGTTCTATAAACATCAAGTCTATTCTCTATCAAGTTAAGACAGTCTCTTACATCACTATGTAATGTATGTTCCCATTCACTCCATTGTGTGTCTTCCTGACAGGCACAGCAGCTAGAGAATATCAACCAATCAGCATCAATAAGTAGTGTCATAATTAATCTCCAAAGGTGTCTTCATAAACAACTAACCGACCTGTGTTCTGGTCGTACAGTAACCTATCTACTTCTCCTGTCATACCAGTATGTCTTGACTTAAGTATCTTTAGTTGTAGTCTTGATCTTTCGTATGCTTCTCCTACCTGGTTTCGTGAAGCACCAAGAACAATATCACTTAACTGAACCAGGCTATGAGATCCTCGTAGATCAGAAACAGATATGTCTCTACCTTCCTCATGTCCTTGGCCCTGTGGCCTGCGTAAATGACTGACTACTATTAAAGCTATATTTGTAGATTCACATAAGCTTCTAAGCTTTGTCATGGTCACATCTATAGCTCTTCGTTCATTGTCTAGTTCAAGACCAGACATGACTATAGATATGTGATCCAGTATAACTACCTTTACTTTATCTACTGTTGCCAGATACCTTATCTGTTCAAGCAATACATCAGGATCAAGACTACCAAAGTGGTTATATAAAAATAGATTTCTTGTAGATGTCAGCTTATCAAATGCAGCTTTGATCTCTTCATCTGTATATCTATTGTCGTTGAGATGTAAAGGGCAGTTAAGATCAATGCCAACCAATCCCTGTAATGTTCTTTGTACTGTTTCTTCTAGTCCTATATAACCTACCTTGATGTCACGTTGCAGAAAGTGATAAGCCATCTCTCTACATATAGTGCTTTTACCTGCACCACTACCACTAGCTATCGTAAACAATTGACTAGGAAATAAACCTCTTGTATATTCATTTAACTTCGGATAAGGAAAGTCTGATATAGGTAAGCTTGTTTCTTTATTAAATAGATCCCACGCATCAGCAGCATTAATTAAACTGTCTGGTCTTACTGGTCTAGCTTTCCATAATCTATCTTTAACAAGTTCTCCTTCATTCAATACCAGATGTTCGTTGACATCTTTTCTATCTAGTCTTGCAATAGCAACCTTACCTTTAGGCAAGACCTCCATACATTTTTCACTAGCTTTCTCCCCTGCTTCGTCATTATCAAAGCAAAGAACTATACGACAAAAACTATCAAGCCATTTATAGTTTGCTGCTAAATACTTAGCTGCTGACTGCACTCCTGACGGGATAGATATACAAGGAAACTTATTACCCTGTATCTGACTAGCACTCATGCAGTCAATCTCTCCCTCGCAACAGGTAACAAAGACTGATCCATTACTACCATGTTGTCGCCAAAGATGTTGACCCCATAGTTGTACCTTTGACATATCACCAATCCATATAAACTTCTTGTCTTGAAACCTTACATGCTGTGCTACATCTTTACCGAACTGATCTTTGTAAGTGGCTACTTGAACTGGTTGTCCTCTGTATTCTCCTTGCCCATATCCAAATAGTTCGCAAGTCTCTTTAGTGATTCCACGTTTGGGTAGAGCTATCGGTGTCACCTTTAATAATTTAGGTGATGGCTTTCTCATTGGAATGATGTTACTCAATTTCTTTTCTTTCTTGTTTGGGTAGTAGGTGTAGTCGCAGCCCATAGTAAAACAATGTTCATGCCCATCATCAAAAACTGCACAATTCTTTTTGCCACACTCAGGGCAAATCTTTTTAGTCTTGTATTGACTCTTCATCTAAATTACATTTGTGTTCTCTAAGGTTTACATCAACCCAAGTCCTACCATTAAAGACTCTCCATAAATCATTAATAGGATCAAAATAAATATCACCTGCTTTTGGGTTCTTAGGTATGTAGTAGTTAAACATTAGTACCAATCATCAGGAATAGTTTTATCGCAGTATTGAAACCCATGTCTCGTACACCATTTGGCATACGAGATAGAGTTCTTAGCTTTAGATAATTTAGTCTTACTGTTTTGAAAACAGAATCTAATATCTAGTTCGGGTCTAGCCTTCTTGATGATAAGATGCTTTCTTCTATCTTCTTTTGAGAAGTACCCTTTTGTTTCAACAATAAAATTGTCGAGGATAAAATCAGGCTTGTAGCAGCAAGTAATTTCATAATCTATTTCAAGGGTTTCGTAAGTAAATACAATTTTCTTTTTGTTTAGTGTAGCTGCAAAGTCAGCTTCAAACTTACTTTTGTATTTAGAAATCTGCTGCTGAGGTTGCTGTTTGTTCTTCAAAGTTTGACGTTGTTGTTTCAACTTGAAAGTCATCTGCTCCTCCTCCCGTCCAAGGTACAAATTTTCTTATACATATACTCATAGGTTGGCATCTAATACCAACACCATTAGCACCTGCGTCATAGCCACTACACTTCATAGAGATTTGACCTACAGTTTCGGGGCTGATCTTCACGTATTCTTTTCTTTCTTCATCAGTCATCAATCTAACAGGGTCTTCATTAGCAAAGAAAGTAACAGGTGGATTACTCCAAGTGTCACCATTTTGTTTTATACCACCTGCTTTTTTAGATACCTTAATTACTAAGTTATCCTCTTCAAAACTCCAAGGGAAAGATGGCTCTCCATTTTTATTCTTTGTAAGAGTAAAACTTCTTTGAGGGTATCTTTCCTTTAGTGCTTTCTTCCACCTATCCAACAGACCTTCTAACTGAGAAACAATAAATGGTACAGCATCTACAGTTGATGTAGTTCCATCATCATTTTTAATTTCCATTTTGGTATCAGTCTTTATTAAGACTTCACCTTTATACTTCTTAACTCCCTTGTATTCATCAGGTGTTACGAAGTATGAGTAACGAAAGTTTGCATGAGGTGTGACTATCTTAATAGTCTCTGGCTTGAGATCGTCCATGTTTTTTACCTTGGTTTGGTTGCTTGATAAATCGTCTATAAAAGACGTTCACTAACTATACCTTGATCTTTGCTTATGTAAATATATATGGTGCAGTCAAGACATCTGTAATGTTATACCCTCCCATATCTAGTGCAGGTGGTAACTTACTGGTATCACTTAATTGCTCTGCTGTTTGATGGTACAAAATATCTAAATTATTGTCACTATATATATCAAAGAATGTTTGTTTTACACATTGAATAAATGTTTCTAGTTCACCTGCTGGACTTCCATAGCAGTCATGTATAACACAGAATTGTTTTAATCCTTTTTGACTAGCCTTTACTAAACTTAACTGACAATGTGCAGCATCTAAACTATGTATATAGTTACTAGGAAATCCTTGTGACTGTCTGCGTTTATCTATCTTTGTTTCATTTGGTTCATGTATATTTAATCTGATAGTTATATTACTTAGCTTTGTCTTTATTCTCTTCACATCATTTACATAATAGTTTTGTTGTACATAGAAACCAGATGGTGAGTGCCAAGCAATAGGTTTATTTTCTTCATTGAAAGATGCAGCAGTAGTCCTTAAATAATTTAATAAGTTATAGCTCTCAGGTGTTATATATTTTACTGCCTGTTCGATAAGACTTGCTAAGTAAAAATTATTTTTATAATTCCTAGCCATAGATATATTTTCATTTACAAAATACTTTTCTATATAGTTAGCTATACCGAATGTTGTTGAATTATATGGAATCATTAG